TTCGCAAGTAAGTCCTTCGCAAGTTGAGCGAGTTCTTCTGCCTTTGCTTGTAATCGTTGTGCCTTCTGCTCTTCGGTCTCACCCTCAATAACACGATGCTCCTCTGAACCTCGTTGTGCCTTTGGTATGAATGGGACCGCATCGGGACTACCGAAATGTCTCTGGATAAACGGAGAAGCACCAATATCGGCATCATTATTACCATTCTGCTCCTCGTTCGCAAGTTGCTTATAATCAAACGCTCTGAACTTATTCATCGTAGAGCCGTAATCGTTGTCGCTTGGGTTCTTGTATTGACCTTGATGCTTCTTCTTGTTCTCCGCCATCATTCTCATAATGAACCCCGACGCTTGTCCCCGACCACCAGTATAATCCGCTTGTAGTATTGGTTCTAATCCAGCACCCGAGATACAATCATAGCATTTCGCATCAACGGACATCTTCTATATACATATCAGATATTTTTCACCAATAAGATAGACAAGATAGGCGTTTCGCAAAGTCCCGTGTATTGGGTAAAAAAATGAACTGCGGATAGTTTGCGTTTTACCTATCTTACCTATCTTATAGAATGAGTTGGCGTAGAGTAATCGGAGGGTGGCAGTGTAATGCGAACTGGTCGTTTATGGCTGATAGAACATTTGAGATAAGTATTCCATTTCAGCAACAGATACTACGGATAGACAGAGTTATTCTGCGTCCCGAGTTCTCCGAAATCCGCTTATTTGGAACATTCGCTCCAAATAAAATCTCGGATACTGATATAACGAATGGCTCGTCTTGCTGGGAAACACAGAGGCGATATGCGAGCAATGGAAGAGCAGATGGAACGCCATAACCCCGTGCGTGGTCGTGGAGCAACACCCTCTATGGGTCAGTCCCAGTTTCGTGGGGGTCAGCACGGATACGGAACTGGTGCTGGTAGTGAGAGTGATGAGGAGATGGAGGGTGGTGGGTTTCTTTCATCGCTTCTACCAGGACCTCTTGGGAGTGTAGCGGGAATGTTCGGTCTCGGACACGGCGGTATGGAAGGCGGTGGTGATATGACCCGAATGGTAGGCTCTGGAACTGGTGCTGGAACTGGCGGTCGTAAGAAGAAGGGTATGAGTGAGGCAACACAGATGGGTCTCCATCTTGGTAAGCACCTTCACGGACTACACGGAGCGGGTTTTTGGTCTGATTTCGGCGACGGCTTTATGAGTGTAATCCGTCCCGTTGCTGGTATTGCGAAGTCAGTTGCTCCTCTACTGGGTCCCGAAGGAATGGCTGCTTCTGGTGTAATGGGTGCTCTGGGTCTGGGTAAGGCTCGTCGTGGGCGTGGAACGGGTGCTGGAAAACTCGTGATTACACACGGCGGTGCGACTAACTCCGACACGGGTGCTTATAATGGGAAGGGTCGTGGTTGCGGAACTGGTGCTGGTCGTGAGCGTGATGATATGGCTATGCTCGGTATGGGAACTGGTGCGGGTATGCTGGGGCAAGACGGACACGGCATTCGTCAAGGTGGCGGTTTTCTCTCCGACTTGGGTATTCCAGTGATTAGCAACCTTGCTGGTATGATTGGTCTTGGAACTGGTGCGGGTGAGGGTTGTGGAACTGGTGCTGGAACGGGTGGTCGTCGTCGCCGTGCTCCCGCTGGTCCTTCCGATGGTCGCCGTAAGCGTGCCGAAGTTGTGAAGAAGGTAATGGCGGAGAAGGGTCTCTCTATGATTGAGGCAAGTAAGTTCGTCAAGGCACACAATCTTTACTAATCATTTGTAGAGCATTTTCCAGTCAGATTTTAAAATATTGCCGTAGTATATAGAATGTCCTACGGCGTTAATCTGAACCAACGAGCAGCGGGCACAAAGTCCATTGGTGCGGTTGCTACTGAAAAAGTCCAGTCAGACGCACTCAATCTTGGGTTTCCATCGGCATATCAGTCCGTCTATGCCGCCAAACATATCCCCGAACGCCTATTCCCAACAAAAGAGCGTCCGCCTATGATGATGTGGAAGGGGAATGACCTACAAGCCCAGTATCACGAACAGAAACGGGTAGATGCTGATTATATGGCTGGTGCGAAGGTTCGTGCGACGCAGTTAAGTCGTATGCGTTATGTTGGAACTCCACACGGACGGGGTCTGCTTCCTCCCGCAGTTCTCGGTCAGCGTATCTTCGCCAATCAAAACAACGGAGCATACCAAGTGGGTTCTGCTCGTCAAGACCACCCAGACGCACCTTTTAGTTATAGAGGTGGTGGCGATTATACATCAGAGTTCAAGGGTGGCGTTCTGCGTTCTGCGAAGGGTCAAGCACACGGCATTGCTCGTCTCCGTGATAGGGTGGGACAACTCAACGCCATCGCAACGGCGGCGGCGGATTTCACAAGTGGAACTATGCCTCGTTCTTCTGGTATTTCCACACAATCTATCAATCCTCTTGCTACATCTCCCTCTATTGAACTCAACTTGCTCCTACAACAGATTTTGGATAGTCTCAATGGTCTTGGTGAAGATAGTGGTAGTAAGTTGGATAAGTTTGACCTTGCTACTGCCTCTCGTGCTCTTGGTCTCATCTTCCGTATGGTTCCCGAAGCCGATAGTGATTTTGTAAAAGACACACAAGCGAAGGTTGAGACTATTCTGGATTTATTGAGCGGGTCGCTTGACGACGACACGGAGAGTGCTGGTATGACTGCTTCTGCGAAACAGACGGCTCTCTCTCTCCAAGTCATCTTTACAAAGTTGAATGTATATCTAACTCGTATGATTGCTGGTGCTCCCGTCCAACGCCAAGAAACTCGGTTCAATCCTCTCACGGGTCAGCAAGAGGCTCTGAATGTAATCTCCCAGCAACAAGGCGAGAACCTTTCCAATCCAGAGCGTCTGGCTCTATCAAAGAACTTGGTGTCGTCTCTTGGCTTTTCAAAGATGTTGAAGTATGCCGCCGATGCGAATGATAGTGGTCTGCTTTCAGAAGCCCAGCGTGCTGGTCTCTTTGACGCCCAGCAACGCCAGAGATACGCAGTTGGCGATATGGACGATGGGTCAGAAGGCGGTGATGATGATGATAGTGATTTTGATAGTCCAGCGGGTCCTCGTGAAGATGAGGCACACGACGATGAAACGGGTGTAAGTCGTTCTGCCCGTGATTTTGATGAAGATGAACGGCAAGTATTCGGGTTCAACTCGGGTATGTTCTTCCCTCGTAATGGTCGTGGAGCAGATGAATACTTTGGTGAAGCCGAAGCACAAGAACAACAGAGCACCGCACCTTCCACATTTGTAGGAGACCAACGCAGAGGTCATCGTAATCGTGAAAGCAGTTCTCGTGCTGCTTCGGCAATGGATAGTGTTCGTGGGCGATTTGACCCAGATACGCAAGGGTTCAATCTTGATTTTGGTGCGAATAGTGCCGCCGCTCCTCGTCCTCCGCCTCCATCTGCCCGTGTAAGTGTAGCAGAAGAAGCATCCGCTCGCAGTGTTGCCCGTGCTCCAACGGCTCGTTCTACGGCAACTCGGTCAGTTGCGGGTGATACTGCGACTGGTAAGGTGAAGAAGTATAACAAACTCCCTACAAGACTTCGTGAGGAGAATGAACGGCTTGGACGGGATAAGACCTTTCTTAAACCCGACGGACGAGTGGGACACAAACTTTACTATTCACCCCAACCCGCCGCCGCCGCTCCCGCATTCGTAATCCCAACACGCCAGAGAGACCTACCCAATACCCGTGAAGGGTTTGACGCACTCGCAAGGAGGATTAACGCCGCTGGTGGGATTAACGGAAGCAATATACAAGTGTATGCTGGTTCATCTGTCGCCAATATTAAAAAGAACTTCGTCAAGCGTCTTGAACTGGCTGGTAAGTGGTAAGTATTAAGATAGGCAAGATAGGCAAATAGTAAAGTCCCACGAGAAACAATAATATAGTCAATCCGAATAGTTTGCGGTTTGCCTATCTTACCTATCTTGTCGTAAAAAATATGTGATTAGTATATAGATAGTATGGCTGATGAACTCCGCACAAAGTCATATCCCGAGAACTACCCGTCTGATGCGATGGCTATATTAGATGCGATGTCGTTTAGCGGAGGTAAAGATGTGAAGGTTCTTGGTTCAATGTCGCTCCGCAGTCAGCAATACGCTGGTGATTATGATGCTTTTGAAATAGTGAAACGCAAAGGGAATGAAGCGAAAGTGTTGGACGACCTTGCGTCAGAGTTTCAAACGATTATCAAAAACCTTCGTGGAATGAAGAATGTGTTTATTGGAGACATTAAGGCTGGGTCAATAGAAGAGTGGAGAGTAATCTCGTTAGATGCTGGACTGGTTGATGGAAAGATTGTTGGATATAATCCCATACAATCCAAAGCGAAGATTGATGAACTTTATAAGGCAAAAGTTATTACGGAAGGAGAGAAGCGTTCTGCTGATGAACTGCTGAAAGACAAATCATCGCCAGAAGATTTCTTGATTGCTCGGAAAAAGTTGAAGTTCCACATTGTCCGATGGTCGGTGCCCGAAGTTCTGAATGGGTCAAAGGTCGTGCGTGGTCGTCGTATCACTCTACAAGAAGCGTTCAGTTCGCCAGTTATAACCAAGTTGGATACAATAGGGTTCGTTCAGAACAACAAATACACAGATTTCTCTATCATCTATGAGTTCCACAATGGAGAGAAGGTTCTCAATCCGTCCTTTGAAGACATTGGGAGGTCATTGAGCGAAGATATTATTTTCTACAAAGCCGAGAACAATCCGTTCAAAGTCCTCAAACGAGAGTTTGCGTTGGCGAAGTTTCGTGGTGATGAGAAGACTATCAAAGGTCTAACACCCGTTCTAAACTCTGATTTGGGTCGTTTGTATTCTCTATTGAGTGATGTTGGAACTCTCATTCAACTTTTAGATGATAAGCATAATGTTCCATTGGATAGGGTTCGTTATGAAATAGACCAGTTCAAAGCCCGTATGGCGAGTGTGTATTCTCTGCCCGATTTCTTGAAGACGGAGCATACCCTATTGGGACATATTGCCTCTGCTATGAAGACAACATCACGGGAACAACTACTCGGTCATCTCATTCAGATAGAACAACTCATACAGACATCATTAACGCATAACACAAAGAAGTTGCGTGGTGGAACTCATCGCACGGATTTCTTGAAAGACCACAAGTTGGAAGACAAAGGGTATTCATTAGAGGAGTTGAGTAAGATTTCCAAAGTGCCTCTTGCTACTCTACAAGAAGTCTATAATCGTGGGATTGGTGCTTACAAGACAAATCCACAATCCGTTCGTATGAAGGGTTCTTTTAAGAAAGGTGTGAATGCTCCTATGAGTATGAAGTTGAGTAAGGAGATGTGGGCTCTTGCGAGAGTATATAGTTTCCTTGACGGAAACCCAAAGCACGACAACGACTTGCGTCTGAAAGGTGGAGCAGAGATAGATATAGAAAACTTGCCTCCGTTTTCTACAACCAGAGATGCCGCCGCAAAGACTGCTATTGCGAACAGACTGGCTTCTCAACTCAAAGATGCCGCTCACTATTACGCCTACCGAGAACCAGCAGTATCTCTTGGATACAGAACAATCGCAGATGAACTCTATAAGAAAGCACCAACTCTACAAGGACAAGCAGAACGAGCCCTTGATGTGGGACACGAAGGACAAACAAAGAAGCAGATGGCTCGTGTTGTTTGGGGCGACCGCATTCCTAATAAACCAGCGGGAACAAAGACAGAGAACTTTTATACAATGTATTCTCGTGATGTAGCACCACATTTCGCAGCCGTCAAAACCGCTAATCCCGCTATGACCCACAACGCAATACAGAAGCGACTGGAAGAAAACATATAAGTTCCAGTAATCTCCATTCTCACCAAACCATATAATAGCAGAGAGTTATACTATCCTATTATACGATTTTGATTTAGTGTTTTCGCCTTTTTGAAAAAATATTGGGTATAAGTATAATGCCGAGCCTCTCCTTTGATAAGTCCAAAGGTGCGAAGCCTATTGCGTTGGTAAAGGGTGGCGATGACGATGGTAAAGTCTTGTATCTACACGAGGGAGATGAAGGCAAGAAGGGATACAAGGGCAAGAAGGCAGAGATTAGTGCTACGAAATACGCTACGGAACTCCGAGATGTGAAACCCGCAGAACGAGTGAAGTTGATGAATAGGTTGGCGGAAGCACGGCAGAAAGGTCTTGCGTCCGAGCAACTCGTTGGAGAGAGTTCATTAGGCAAACAACTCTACGACCGCATTCTCTCTGATGAAGCAAAGGACACATCAATCAATCTCCCAGATGATAGTCAGTTCCAGTTAGTTCCATCTCCCGACCCGACCAAGCGTGAAGTATGGTATATCGCTGGGGCGAGTGGAAGCGGTAAGTCATATATCGCAAAAGGGATTGCTGAGATGTATAAGAAACTACACCCTTCTCGTGAAGTCTATTTGATTTCCAAACTCGGTGAGGATAATACTTTGGATACAATGAAACCTCCTCCCAAACGCATTAACATTCAAACTCTTATTGATGATTTCCCAGAGTTAGATGAGTTTAAGGATTGTTGTGTGATTTTTGATGACTACGATACTTTCACGGGTCCCGCAGAAAAAGTAGTCCATAAACTAATAGATGACTTGGCTACGATGGGTCGCCACACCAATACTACTATGCTTTGCCTCTCGCACTACCTTACCAACTACAAGAAGACCCGCTTGCTCCTCAACGAAGCAACCCATATCGTCGTATATCCAATGGCGACCAGTTTCCACGCCCTTTCCTATCTCCTCAAAACCCACATCGGTCTCTCAAAGGACGATTGCCGAGACTTGAAGAAGATGGGACGATGGGTATGCCTATACAAACATTACCCGCAATGGCTCGTATCCCTACACCACGCAAGAGTTCTCAACCAGTAATAAAATAGGTGTATAGGTTATAGATAAGATGTCCTACTCTCAATGGGCGAACTTTGTGTATTACAATCTGGGGGACATTGCGACTTTTAACTCTATTAACTACGAAGCACTCCTACCAAACATCAATGTAGTCCCGACTGGACTTGCTCCCCACTGGCAAGTGCTTCCCGCTGGTGTTGGTGCTGGTGTGAGTTCCCTTGAAACGCTTACGGGTGCGATTACGATGTCTTGCTCTTCTGGAACTTATACGACTGCTGGTAATGATATTAATCTGGCGATTGTTATTCCAGTTCCCACTCCTTTTTTGAGTGATGGAATAGTTGAAATACACACTGGTGTTGTAGATGTTCTTGTAGAGACTGGTATTTTTCTTGGAGCAACACCCCAAATCACTCTTACTTTTTTCAATGATGGTGTAGTCCCTCCAAACAATCCGTATAATGGTAATCCCGTTGCTGGTGAGAATGTATGGTATGACCGAGAACTACAACCCGTTGCTCCCACTGCGACCCAGTTCTATATCCGCATTTCATCTGGTCCGCCTCCTCCCACATACTATAAGATTGCGTGGATACTTTTTAAGGTATAATGGGTTAAGACAAGATACTCCTATCAATAAGATAGGTAAGATAGGTAAAACGCAAACTTTCGGCTCCAAGAAAAATGCCCCCTCGTGAGAAACTTTGCGAAACGCCTATCTTGCCTATCTTATCGTAATAGTTTAAAGATTACTTGACCTATTATAGTAGATGCGAGACTTGGTGATGACTATTCTTGGTGCTATGAGTTTGTGTGCGATACATTACCGCTTTGTTGCGAAGCCTTATCTGGATACACAACGAACGAAACTGGAACTACTAAAATCTCGCAATAAGGTATAGAATGGACGCATCACTCTTGGCTTCTGCTGGGGTCAGCACAACGACTATGGCGGTATTGTTTATCGCTTACAAGGTCTTTATGAAGTTGAAGGGTCATCGGTTAGTCTCCGATTGTTGCGGTCGGAAGGGAGAGGTAGGGTTTGATGTGAGGGATATGCCCCCAACTCCGCCAGAAGAAACTGGAAGTCATCAGTCTCCTCCGCCTTCTGCGGGTGCGAAGCCAGAAAGTCTTTCCGTAAGAGTTCCAGAACCGACAGAACATCGGGAGCCGAAAGAAACTGCGTGAGTGCGTTAAAAGCGTCTTTGCCCTTACATTGTGGCGGTAATGAACGGGACCGCACAAGATTATCTAACCAACTATCCAACCAAAGCAACTCTTGGGGACTACACGATTTCTCCACGAGTTCCTTTCCCGTCTTTGTAGAAAGCACTGGCTTATCCCTCTTGAACTTTTGTAGAGGTTGAGGTGCGTCGTTTTTTACTTTTTTTACACGCCAATCCTTACCTAATGGTGAGCCATACATTTCTTTATCTGTATATAGTATAGATAATATGCCCGTTGGTCTCGGTGAAGTCAAAGATTACCCGCTCTCCGATGGTGATATACGGAAGATATTGGGTGATGATATTAGTATCATTACCTACCCCGAGTTGAATAAGGTCAGTGATATATCGCAGATTTTTGATAAGAAGGGCAGATGTATATTGCTCTTCCTAACATCAAGTCCGACTGCGGGTCATTGGTGTTGCTTACTAAATAAGAAAAAGGGTATTGAGTTCTTTGACCCGTATGGAGAAGCACCAGAGAAGCAGAAGGAAGGTGCTCCACCCGTTCTATTAGACCAACTGGGACAACGACAACCGAGATTGGTGGAACTACTACGGAAGAGTGGGAAACCAGTATTTTACAATACTCACGCCTTTCAGAAAGATAGTAAGAACATTAATACTTGTGGTCGCCATTGTGTCGTAAGATTGTTGTATGCTCCCTACTCGTTGGAGAAGTATAAGAGCATCATAGATAGTAGTGGCTTGTCCCCCGACGACTTTGTCTCGGGTCTAACCTTTGATAAACTGCGAAAGTAAAAAATATGTGTAGAGTATATAGAAGAGATGTTCTCGTCAAGCATTCAGACACACGGCGACAATCAAGATGCTCCCGATTATGTCTATTATAATGCGGACATCATCAACAATACGACGGTGAATACCGTTGAAGGTCAAGCCGTTCGGGACCCGCAGATTAGGTTCAACGAAACTCGTGATACGGCGATTATCCGCAACGCAGCCGATTACTACTTCTCCATTATCCGTTTTACTATGGACGGAGCCAATCGGGACTTGCCCCTTTTCATTCCTAACATCGCAGAGGGCACGGGACAGACAAATGTAAATCTTACAACCTATTCTATGGCTGCTACTTGGTCGCAAGACTTTGATATTGCTACGGGAGCAATAAAGTGTAATGGTATTCCCCAGCAACGCTTCATTCAGTATGTCCCCGAGACGCAGAACCCTATTTCCGCTCCTACGCCACGCAACATCGCAGCCGACAACTTTCAAGGTGTCTTTGCTGGCGGAACGCAATACAAACTTGGCGATGTTGTATCTCTGACGGCTGCTAATCAGTATGGTTCCTTTGATGGTCCTTTCTATCAAGTTGTCCCCCAAGCCCAGTGGAACATTCAATCCACTTATCAAGTAGGAGCAGTGGTTCAGTTCAATAATGTGCTCTTTCAAGCCATCGCACCGAGTTCTGGTGTATCTCCTTCCGTTGGTGCTCTCTGGTCTCTTGCTCCTCTTGTCGGCACGGCTCCTCTGAACTCTAACCTCTGGTCTCTTGCTGGGAATGATTTGGGAAACACACAAGACCTTACAAGCCGTTATTACTGGGTCTATACTTATCAGCATTGGGTTAATCTGTGGAATACCACGATGCTTGATGTTAATCGGTTCGGGGATGCTGCTGGTGCGACTTCTACTTGTGCGTGGCAAGACACTTATAATGCTCTATTCGCTGATTTTGTTCTACAAGGTGGAGTTGCTGGCGAGTTCCCCTATTTGACCTTTGGTGATTTCTGTAATGCCGTCTATCCTCCCGTGATGAAGTATATTGCTTCCGAGAGTAAGTTTGATATTTATATGGATAGTGCTGGGTTTGGAGAGCGTCTTACGGCATTCACTCAAACGGCGTATGTTGCGGGTCCTCCTATTGTGGTTGGTCTTCAAACTCACCCGCAGTGCCGTCTCTTCTTCAACGCAAATATGTTTGGTCTCTACGCCAACTACGACAACACCTTCTTCAACACTCTTGCTCCCATTCTCCCTTCACAATCAACTCCTACTCCCGACGGCTATGTGAATGAAATCCTTGCGACGAACAAGGCATTCCAGAACATTTCCGACTTCCGTCTCACTCCTTACACGGGTGTTGCTCCTCTGGGCTACACGCCAGTTGATTTGACGGGAGCGGCAATCACCCCGAATATGATTGGTCGTGTCTATTACATCGCCCAGCAAGATTACTCCTCTACGGATAGTCTTTGGTCTCCCGTGTCGTCTATTGTTTTCACATCTACTCTACTTCCTATCCGCACGGAGGCTACGGGTGCTCCCGTTGTGCTGGGTGCTGGAAACATTGGGTTCAGTCAAGCGACCGTTCAGTCTGCTTTCCAGCCTATCATTACGGACATCGCTCTGGATACTTCAACTGGAAACGCAGATGCCTATCGCCGTTTCATCTACTATGCCCCGAGTGCCGAGTATCGTCTATCCGACTTCTCGTCCTCAAAGCAAGATGTTCGCAACATAGACATTCAAGTCTTCTGGAAGAACCGCTTGGATAATCAACTCTACCCTATCAATATGTTTAACCTTTCAAGCGTTTCCATTAAGGTTATGTTTAAGCACAAGGACGCTGGACTTGCCCCAGTTATGTAGGTTTCCAAGACAACCCCCGAACAATCTGAACCTTTCCGTCCAAACGGCAAGGTTGAGAATATCTTCGTCCGCAAAAAAATATTGGGATAGAGTATAATACCAGATGAGTGCCGACATTGAGAAGTTAGCCGTCTTTGATAGTCGCATCGTTCAGTCTCGCCCCAAGTATGCGGTTGAGAAGGGTGCTCTCTCCCTCACGAATGCCCCTTTTAACGCCATCGCTGCGACGCAGTCCCAGCACACCTACAATATCTATGTGCCTTCCGAGAATGTGTATGTGGATAGGGCGATTGAATGGACGAGCGTGGTGTATATGTCTATGAGTGCTACACTTGCCGTCCAGCCTCTCCGCCTTTCCCCTATCGCCCAGTGGGGTCGTGATTGTGCCCTTTCTGCCTTCCCGCTCAACTCTCTTTGCTCCACGCTTACGGCAACCATCAACGACACCACGAGTGTGATTAACTCCCAAGATGTTCTCAAAGAGGTTCTCCGTCTGACGGATTACAAGAAAAATCGCCTCCAACGCACTTGCCCGACTATGTTGGATAAGTATCAGAACTACAACGATGCCGCTGGTGCCGTGAATAACCCTCTTGCGGGTTTTGAGAGCCAGTGCGATTTCGCCGAGACCCCCAATGGTGCTTTCCTCAATGTAATCTACACGGACCCGCAAGGCAATCCTCTCCCAGCCCCCAGTGTCGCCGCCTCTGCTTACACTCCCGCATACCCAGCCTCTACGGGTATTCTCGCTGCGAACTATGTATCCCAGAACGGGCAGCCTTGCGTCCCCGATGATTGGTCGCCAGTGATTACCTACCCAGTTGGCTCTATCGTTGTGTCCGCTGGTATTATCTGGTCTGCTCTCGTCCCCCTTGTTGGTGTAGCCCCAATCGCTCCCGCTTGGACGAACTTGGGTAATGTGGTTTCTGTGTCTTACCCTCTGTTCTTCCGCTGGGGTTCTACGGAGAAACTCGTGCTTTCCCCTTTCGTCTTCTCCGACTGCCACGAGTGGGACACGGGTCTTTTCGGCATTAACAACATTCAGTTGATTATGAACCTCCAAGCACCCAGCCGTCTCGTGCGTAGCACAACTCGGTTCGGTTGCTCTCTCACTCCTCCCGTGTATAATGCGTCGTCCTCGTCTGGTGCCTTCGCCAACTCTCGTATCAACTGCCAGTTCCTAACGCCTTCTCTTGATGTTCCTCTGCCTCCCAAGTCAGTCGTGCCCTATATGGAGTTCCCCCGCTACATTACGGCGTATCAAGGTGGTCCCATTCCCAGCGGTGCGGTCGTCCAAATCCAGTCCCAGACAATCACGCTTCCTCAAATCCCCGACCTCTTTATCATCTATGTTAAGCCCAATCCTACTTCCCTCACGAACCAGCAAGGCGACTTCTATCTGCCCGTTGCGACATCTGCCGATAATGTGTCCGCCCCGCTCACCATCAACTTTGATAACTTCTCTGGTCTGCTCTCGTCCCAGACGGCGGAGCAACTCTATGCGATGTCCGTGAAGAATGGTCTTGATATGGACTGGAACTCTTGGGTTGGCGAGGCTCACTCGGGTCAAGCGGGTCAGTCGGGCACTCTGGGCGGTGCTTCCACGAACTTTGGTGGCGGTGCGTGTGGTCGTGTGCCTCTTGTTGGCGGTCTGCTCGTGTTGAAGCCGTCCCAAGACATCACGCTCCAAACGGGACAAGCCCCATCACTGGTAGGCAACTTCACCTTCCAGTTCAATCTCCAAGTCAAGAATACTTCTGGTGTCGCCCAGTCTGGCGTTCAGTTGTTCGTGATTACGGCGAACTCTGGGTTCTTTGAGAGCATTCGTGGCTCTTCCCGCATCATCAAGGGTGTCCTCTCCGAGCAAGACATCATCTCTGCTCCTCTTGCCCCGACTGGAACTCGTGATATGCTCCAACGCTATGTGGGTGGTGCTGGTATGTTTGGGTCTCTTGCGAATATCCTATCAAAGGCGAAAGATGTGTATTCCCAGACAAAGCCTCTTGTAAGTGCTGCGAAGGGACTACTCCCCGATAGTGGTATGCTCGGCAATCTCCGCAGTGGGCTTTCCGCAGTAGGCTACGGCACTGGTGCTGGAACTGGTGGCGACGGCACTGGCGGTGGAACTGGTGGTCGCAACCGTCGTGGATTGTCTGCCCGACTAATGTAAAACCCCGAACTCCAAAATATCTCCGTCCGCAAAAAAATATTGGGATAGAGTATAATACCAGATGAGTGCCGTCGTTCTTGATAGTCAATCATCTTCAACTCCCGCTCTTTCCGCAAATCGTTGCGTTCTTGGTGGTGGCGGTCTAACAAGCACGGGTGCTATTATTGCGGGTGGCTCACAAGGCTCGGGTTCAGTGTTTCTTGGTGCCCTCACCATCCAAGAGGCACTCCCCGCCGTGATTAACCCTACGACATCAGCCACTTCGTATTGGACGACTTATGCTGCCGACCAGAATGGCGGAGGTCTTGCTGCCTCACAACTCCAAAAGTTTGCTTACACTGCGACCAGCGTCTCTCCCCAATACATTCAGCAATACGAGAATGGTGGCTGGGTTCCGACTGCGACAACCGTCGTCCCTCCTAATATCGCAGCCGATGCCGTCTTCATCAATCGTGCTGAGTTGTCTCGCCCTCTTGATATGGGTGCTCCTCTTATAGGCTCTTTCACTTGTGCTGCTGCTCCCGTAGTTGTGCCGTGTGCGGGTATTACATTGAACTCGTATATTCGTATCTTCCTACTCGGTGGAACAACTGCCTCTTTTGCTGCTGCCGTTTCAGCCCCTCCCGCTCTAACTATCCAAGTCGGTGCTACGACCGCTGCCTCAACATTCACGGCAACTGGTGGTGAGGCTGGTATGCTCTACGGATATGAGGTTCTCCGTGCCTAATAAAAATGTTGGCGTATAATATAATAAAGATGTCCGACCCATTCCCATACATCGCAACGATTAAACATCTATATACGGGTCCAACGGGCACGAATATATTTGATGCGACACCAAAGGGTTGTAATGGTCCGCCCGACCCGAAACTGATTACGAGTGTGATGGATATTGCTGGAAACCTTGTTCCCGCCAAACGCACTTGGAGTGGGACTTTCGGTGATGGGAATGTATCATTCTCATTACCCAAAGACGATGAATGTATTCACGGGTCTTCAAAGTTTTTTTGTGCTCGTTGTGTAGGTCGTCAGACACAGATTACCACAGAACTTTCAACGCAAGAGAGTTCGGTGAAAAAGCGTCTTTCTTCCAGTCCCCTTTTATCTTTGAATGCGACTTCTGGAATGTGTTCCGCTTTGCGTCCGCAGTCCCCTTCGGAGCACTTCCAGCCCGTTCAAGATGAGACCAAATCAGATGGTCTCCATACCCGACTTTCCCGAACTTTATCATTCGCCCATCAGCGTTAGGAATAGATAGTTTATGGTCGCCATCATCAGCAAACCCCAATACTTTATGAGGAAGCCCAGCATCTTTGGCTCTCCGTTGTGCCTCTTTGAGATACAACGAAGGTTCAATGCCGACTTTACGAAGTTGTGCTACAAACTTGGCGGAAGCCTTTGCTCCGCCTTGAAACTGGTCTAACATATGCGACTGGTAGAGGTCATACCCTTTGACTGCCGTGCTCGCATAGGGAATATAACTGGCTGCCTTTTCCCACCACGATTTCTTGCGTGGTGCTCGTGTCTCGGGTTTCTTCGCAAGGTTGCGTCCCATCAACGCATACAAGGGGTCGCTTTCCATATATACACGCTGATTGGGAAGTGTTGTATTCTGGAAGTCTTGTGGCTGAACCGCTGGATTATATGATACACCATTCTTAATCAATCCATTCTTCAAGAAACTATCCAATATTGCTCCACCTAACGAGTGTCCGACACCATAGTAGTCGTATTGTGAAGGCGGGTATTGTGTTTGGAACTGCTGAATGGTATTCAAATCACGCTTGTATCGGTCTGAACTTTCAAGTTGTCCCAAAGCAATCATACCATCTGCTTTCACATCATCAATATCAGTAGGTTTAGTTCCACGAATAGCAACCACGATTGTATTCCCATTATCACGATAGAACTTCAATGTTGGTGTAGCACGAATAAGTTCCAACTGCCCTATGCGAGTAGCGGGAACTTGTTGATATGATTGTGTTGCGAGTTGTTGTAGAGTATTGCGGTCGGGAATGGGTCCAGCACCCGTGTATTTTGCTTCACAACAATCATACGCTCCGTCTCTACCTCCTTTAAGACCCCCACCGAGTTTTCGTAGAGGTTGTCGTGGTATTCCAGCTACACGACCAAGTGGAGTTGTATTGTATAGGAATGAACCCATATTACCCAAACTATTCATTAAGTTCTGAACCTTATCAGCAGTGTCGCCACTCCCATACAACTCTCGGGACATCTTCTATATACATACCACATATTTTTTCCAAATAAGATAGGCAAGATAGGCAAAACGCAAACTTTTGGTTTCAGTAAAAAATGCCTCTACACGAGGACTTTACGATTTACCTATCTTACCTATCTTACTCCTCTTCCGCCACACTCGCCACCTTCAAGCGAATACCCAAGTAATAGGAACCCGCTTTTCTCTGGACTACCTCCCACGCATTATCCCCCGTATTCCACTCAAAGCCACCGAAGGCATTGCTCTCACGCTTCTGCGGAACCCCATTCATCTCCATTAGGGTCTTGAACTTGGCTGCGGGCATATCAAACGGAGGAGTGTTTGTGTCGCTAATGAACTGCTTCCTCAAATCCTCTGCTGGGAGTTTGTAGTGCTTATCATTCATATCGCAGTTGGTCGTGTAGTTCTCCTCAATCCACAAACACACGACATCATTCTCCACCATATACTCGTCCGTATGGTCGCTAATGAACTTGGGCTTCACGAGTTCCTTTGTCGCCTTATACACATCAAGCAACATCAACACGAACTCATCACGCCACTCGGACGATTTGGTAATCTTGTCTTTGAGGTCGTGGTTAATCTTGCGGTGATGTGTCTCGTGGGGCTTATCCACGAACTGGAATGGGAAGTATATAATCACCATTCGTCGTTTGATGCCTCCATCAAGTTTGTTGAGTTTGGGAATGGTATTACATTGGAGGAAGAGACCGAACTGCGGAACATACACAACTGGGTCGTGATAGAGTTGCCGTGCCGTAATCTCATCGCCACCCGTGTATTCCTTGATAGTGCCGATTTGTAGTTTGTCGTCTGCTTCGGGCTCTTGGGCTTGGACGAACCGCTTGCCCTTTGCCTTCGCCATTGGCGGATTTGGTGCGTCTTTCTTGTCTGACCGCTTGGTGATACAATCGTGCGGGATTGAATGGAAGTAGTCGCCAAGCGAACGCTTTACTTGTTCCGTGATTACACCTTTGCCGTTTCCGCCACGACCAGTCCATACATAGAACTCCTCATACTTTTTCTTGCCGTGTAGTTGGAGTGCGATGACCGCAATCACATAATCCACGACTTCCCAGTTCTCCCAGATACTAAACAACAAGTCTCGGATTTCTTTGCGAACCTCTGGATTGGACTTGACTGGGTAGTCGTATCCAGTGTGGAGGCACACATAGTCATCGGGTCTGATGTCTCGCACTTCATTACCTTTCTCCAAATCAACCACCTTGTCTTGGAATGCGAACAAGTTGCGACTTTCGTCCATCTTCTTATCCAGTTTGTCGTCGTTGTAGTTTGATGGTAGGAACGCCACCACGCCATCAACAAAGCCTTTCACTCCAATCTGCTTTGCGAATGTCCCGCACATCTTAATCTTTTCCTTATCTGCTTCGTTGGCTGGGTCAAGCAAGTCCCAGTGTTCCTTATTCACTTTTTTCAGCGTGAGCCAGATGTCCGTCATCAGTCCGCTTGGGACTTTCTGATAGTGCTTCCAAGCACCAGAGGGGAGCAACTGAAACCAGCCGAGACTTTCGTGGAATGCGTAGGCATCGGGCTTCACATTGTAGAAGTAGCGAGCCGTTTCTGCGTGATTGTAGTTTCCAATCAAAGTCCAGTAGTCCGTGCGGAGCGGACATAGTTCTTTGAATAGTGCGATGTTGTCCTCTTTCAGCCACTTCCACAAGGTCGCTTGTGTTAGTTTGCCTTTCGTGAATGTCTTGTATTTCTCATTACACTCACCTTTCTTGTATTTCTTGTCTTGCTTGGAATATGCGTCCCACACGGCAACGGGCAGACCTTCATTGAAACACACCATTCCAATCTTGACCCAGTCCTCGTATGTGGTATGCTTCTTGTAGTCCAGTCCCATCACGACTTTTGTTAGGAGTTCAGTATCCACTGCCTTCTCCATTACAATCTCTTTCGGGTCCGTGTTGGTAGAGGAAGTCTCTGATGGTGGAGCCTTCTCTTTCTTTGCTTTGGGAACAACAACCTCTTCAACTGGCTCTGGGAGTGCGACACTATCACTTGGAATGTAAGTGATGAGTGTGTCTTCCAGTGTTGCGTCGCCGACGAGTTTGTTAGGACGATTTTCATAATCCTTTGATGAGTTCCAGAGACGCATCTTGCGACCCTTTGGGTTATACACGCCAGTATCAACCGAGAGATACTGCGACATACCATCGCAATCCTTATCCAGAACAACTTTGATGTTGTCTTCCAGTATCGTCGTGATAAGTGGAAGCATCTCTTTCAGCACAAACTCTTTGATGGCGTTCTTGGAGCCGTGCTTCTTGATGAACTGAACTCGGAAGGAGAGTTTGTTAGTCAGTCCATCTTTCTCGTAGCCATACTGCGACGCTTCCATCATCGCCATCGGGTAGGCAATACCAAAGGTCAAGGAACCTCTGATATTCTCACACAAGTCCTCAAACTCGGTCTCGGACATCTCACCAGCATAGCCGTCCAAATCCACATAGGCACGATTGACGACTGACGGATTGCGTTCCGTCGGGAGCGTTCGTTCATAGCAGTTGGTATGCTTTGTAAGATACGCTTCAATCTCGCTCAATGGGACATCAACACACTCCTTATCGGACGATAATAGACCACGAGTAATCGTAATCAATGGCTCGTTCATCTCTCTATATATAATAGGTGAGACTTTCTTTAAACCATTATCATTCGTTTTTGGCGGTTCAGTTTTTAGAGGTCGGGGGTTCTCTTTTTTACTGGCGGTCGGGAGTGGCGTGGCGACCTTCTTGGTAAAGTAAGTCGGGTCGCACGACGCACACAAGCCCGTATCGTCGGCACCGATGTTGCTCTTACACTTCTTACAAGGCAATAAGGGAGGAGGTCTAACGCTCATCTATGACTACTTGTGTATGGTAAAAAAGTCAGTCAGTTTTTACGCTTATATAGGCACAGCGAAACGCTGTATGGACGGGTCGCAAAAAACTGAACGGCTTTTCCCCAGAAGGATTAGTCAATAAGAACGATGTCTAATACTACAATGCCTACAATCGTGTGCGAGAAGAAAGAGATTGCGGTGGCGACAACCAAAGATGGTAAGGTGCTGACCTTCCCACTCCAATCTGGCGAAGGTGATGTGATTGATGATGCGACCAATGTGGAGATGAATGGTGAGATTGTGTTGAGCGGACACGACGCATTCCACCCCGATGTGATGATACGCACGACCAAGAAAGAGATTGAGGAAGTGATGGGCGAGATTGATACGATGGATAAGGCGAAGCATACATTCCGTCAGTCTTGGGACCGCATCAAGAACATCAACACTGATGTCTTGTATGTGGAGGGTGGTAAGAAGTGGAAGGACTTCCTTGACGACATAGTCATCTACTATTGTGCGAGGTTCAAGTTGTTCGGTAAGCCAATGCCCGCAGTTCATACACCAGAGATGAAGGCGATGTGCGAGAAGATTGGTAAGGGCGACGCACAAGCGGATTTCAAGAACAACACCATCGTAAGCAAGAAGTAAGATAGGCAAGATAGGCAAAACGCAAACTTTCAAAATCAAATAAAAAAGGGTCTCGGGAAAGACTTTACTTTTTCACTATCTTACCTATCTTGTCCGCCGACTAATATCTCCCGAGAAGGTATAGAATGTCCTATTGTCTATTGCCGATTGAAGCAAAGGATATGCCTCTCTATGACCTATACAAGAAGGCAGTCGCCTCTTTTTGGGTAAGTGGTGAAGTCCAAGTCCAGCAACGGGACAAGAACGATTGGGACAAGCTGACGGATAATGAGCGATACTACATCAAGCATATCCTCGCCTTCTTTGCGGGTTCTGATGGGATTGTCGCAGAGAACCTTGCGTTGCGGTTCTATGGTGAAAGCAACTCTGCGGTCGTCAAGTTGTTCTATGGATTTCAGATTGCGATAGAAGGGATACATAGTGAGGTTTATGCGAATATGATTGATAGTTTCATAACCGATAAGAGAGAGAAGTTAGACCTATTCAATGCCGTCATTAACTATCCCGCCATTAAGAAGAAGGCTGATTGGTGTATCAAATACATTAACTCTTCTGATGACTTCCGTGTGCGTCTGATTGCGTTTGCCGTGTGTGAGGGCATCTTTTTTAGTGGTGCGTTCTGCTCTATCTTTTGGTTGAAGTCTCGTGGAGTATGTCCCGTGCTTGGTTTGGGTAATCAGTTTATTAGCAGAGATGAAGGACTACACTGCGACTTTGCGGTGGAATACTATAAGCAGTTTGATAAGTTGCCCGTTGATGTGGTTCATCAGATAATCAAAGATGGCGTTGATATTGAAACCGAGTTCATAACGGAAGCATTACCAGTTAGATTGATTGGTATGAATGATGCGATGATGAAAGAGTATATCCAGTTTGTAGCCAATCGCCTTGCGGTTCAGTTAGGCACACCCAAGATATACAAGGCACATAACCCGTTCTCTTTTATGGAGATGATTAGCCTTGAAGGAAAGACAAACTTCTTTGAAAACAAAGTCAGCGAGTATGCGTTTGTAAGGGAACGGCACGATGAAGCAATGGTATTTGATATTAACACTGATTTCTGATGATTATTACAAGTAAAATAAGCAAAAGTAAAGAAATATGACCGAAATATTGATTACACGATATAAATACGAGTAAAAAAATATATTTTTTTACTTGAAAATATGATATAGTAATCAGTTTTGTATTGATTTTGATTACTTATCGGTAATATTGCTTGATATAGTGGTAATAATCGCCGAATAGGTTTAAAGAACTCTCACCTATTATATATAGCAAGATGCGGGTCCGTGTATTTGAGACCCCGACGCAATACAAGGAGTTCTTTACGATGAAAGAAGCAGAGATAGGTTATGGTAAGTCCATAAAGCAAATCAAAAAGGAATACAAGGTGGAGCGTGTTTATAATGTAGGTTATTGGGACGATGTGGATAAGGACTATTTGAAGGCGTGTGCGATTAGTCGGTCTGGCGGAACTCCCCGATGCTTAATAAACTAATGCGGAATAATCCTCTGAAATAAAAATGTTGGTAGAGTATATAAGCAATGTCGGCAATGAAGGTCTCCGAGTTTATGTTGAACCTCGCCAAAGAGTTAGTGGAGAAGAAGCAAGTCGCAGAGAGCACTGCGAATGCGTATGTGAAGTCCTTGTATATGCTGAACGGCAAGGCACCATTCAAGACCCTTACATTCGTTAAGGATACGGAAGGGATTGATAAGAAGATTGCCGAGTATGCCGACAATACCCAGAAGGCACTCTATACGACCATCACAAGCGTTCTATCACTTTTCAAGGACAAGCCAACATACAAGAAGGTATATGCCTATTATTACGAGAAGATGATGGGTAAAGCAAAGGATATGAAGGAGACTGGTGGTGAAACAAGCGAGAAGACCGAGAAGGAGAAGGACAACTGGATTGATTGGAAAGTAGTCCAAGAAAAGCATAAGGAACTCGGTGAAGCCGTTGGGAAGTTTGTTTCCGCCAAGAACATCACTCCCGAGCAGTTCTCCACTCTTCTCCATTGGGTTATACTATCTCTATACACAGAAATACAACCACGCCGTAATCAAGACTATCTGGATATGTATGTTGTTAAGAAGTGGAAGGAGGATATGCCGAAGGACAAGAACTATCTTGACCTTGCGACCAACCACTTCGTATTCAATAAGTTCAAGACGCAGAAGACATACGGACAACAGAAGATTGCTATTCCCGAAGAGTTAATGCGTGTAGTTCAGTTGTATCTCAAACACCACCCGCTCGTCAAGGGCAATAAGACCAAGACGACCGAGTTCAAGTTTTTGGTGTTTCCAGATGGAAGTCCGCTCACGGCGGTCAATGCGATTACTCGTATCCTCAATCGGGTATTCGGAAAGAAGATTGGCTCATCAATGCTACGCCACATCTTTCTTTCATCTAAATACGACATTAAGGAAATGGAAACCGATGCGAGTGCGATGGGGCATTCCGTAGAAGAGCAGAAGAAGTATCTGCGTGGCTCGGGAGAGGAAGATGTTATTCAGCACATCAATGTTCCGATGCTGGACGGATAGGCTCCTCAAAAGGGTTCATATCATCGGACCCGCATACATAATACCATAACTGACCTATCTTCCTCTGTATCTTCCAGAGATAATCTTTATGGACGATTGCGTATGCTGAACGAGTTTCACCCGTAGCATCTGCCGCCAGTCTATCCATCTCTTCAACCTTCTCCGCCCAGACCATAATCTCATCGTAGAGAGTTTTCAGTTCATCTTTGCTGAAACGAGGCATTCTTATACTTCGTATCAACATTATTATTTTATGGAAAAATCCGCATCACTGGAAACTCACCACAACGGGGTCGTGCGAAATGGTGAATGTCGGAGGCTTCTTCTTGCTCTCACGCTTCTTGCGTGGCTTCTTCTCTTTGGGAGTTTTCGTGGAGTTTTCAATGGAGTTTTCAGTCGGGGGTGGAGTTTTCGTATCCATACTATTTTACTCGGGAGTTTTCTTATGCGATTATAGACGCAGTAAGGTTAAGGGGTCCAACCATCAGCATCAGTGCCTTTGGCTTCATCGTCTTATACTTATCATCGGCAATCAGTAGTCGGAAGAAAGCCTTTGCTTCCTCTTTGACTTCGGGGTCCGCAATCCAAATATCCATCTGACGCTTACACTTGTTCGCCGTCCAGTTGTGATACTTACCACGCATCTTCTCCCGTTCCAATCCAACCTCTTCGGGGTGTTCCGTCAAGTGCTTTGCTTTCTCGGCACGGCGTTCAGCATCACGCTCACGCATCTTTGCCGTCAGTGCCTCTCGGTTCTTCTCGTAGTAGCGTTTGTAAGCGTCGCTCGGCATCTCTATATATAATAGGTTGAGATTTCTTTAAACCATTAGTATCCGTTTTGGAGCATTCAGTTTTTTGCTCTTTTTCTCTCATAAGTATATAGATGGTGCTGAAACTACTGGAACTCTTTAAAGGCACTGGTTCAGTGGGTAAAGTTGCTAAACGAATGAAGATGGAAGTAATGAGTGTTGATTTACTGGCGAAGTATGAACCCGACATTACGGCTGATATATTAGAATGGGACTATAAGGCGTTCCATAAGGAAACGGGATTTGTTCCAGATTTACTATGGGCTTCTCCGCCGTGTAATACATTTAGCACACTTGCCTATATATTCAAGGAACGCAATACAAAAAACGCCAAACCTCATTCCGCACGGGCAAGGCAAGGCACGGCTATTCTCTATCGCACATTAGAGATTGTTGAATACTTCCAGAAACTCAATCCAAAACTCCTATATGTTCTGGAAAATCCTCGTGGTATGATGCGTCTTGATGAGAAGATTAAGGAACTACCGCATCGTGATACAACGCTTTATTGCCTATACAATGATGTCCGACGCAAGCCAACTGATTTCTTCAATAATGTTGATTTGAAACTCAAAGACGCAGAGCAACATCGCAACGATGATGCGTGTGCGAAAGATAAGTTAATCGGTGTTGTTGAACTACCTCTGAATAAACGCTATGCTATTCCACCAAAGTTAGTGCGGACGATTTTGAATAGAATGGTGGAGCGATACAAGGGTGGCGAATAAGATAGGCAAGATAGGTAAATCGCAAACTTTCGGCTCATAAAAAAATAGGCTCTCGTGTAGGACTTTGCGTTTTGCCTATCTTACCTATCTTATTTTTGTTTTTGGGCTTTAACATTTTTTCTTTGTATAGTTTGATGGGTTCGTCTATCGGTTAGGACGCAAGGCTTTGAACCTTGAAAGAGCAGTTCAACTCTGCTACTCATCACTTATCCAGCTCGGCGAGTTGCTTCATCAACTCTGCTCGCCGTGCTGACTTCTCCTTCTCCTTCAACTCTGCCTCTGCCTTTCGCTTCTCCTCCAACTTCGCCATATGGATTTGGCGGAATGCGTCCTCCTTGATGTGTGCCGCCATCTCCTCATCATCGCAAGTGAGGAACATCTTGGTGTGGTCTGCTCCCGACCAATGGAGGCGGATTGCGTCGCAAGTCTGCTTCTCAATCAACTCCAACACCTTCTTACGATGCTCGTCATCAAGGTTGAACGCCAGATGGACGGAGCGGTCGCCCTTGCGGAGACACTCCGTATCTTGTGCGTGGTAGAACACATAGTTCTTGTGCTCTGCCTCTGCGTGTCCGCAAGTAGAACAACACGAGTGGTCCTTGTAGAACTCCACGCCAATCTCCTTGAATGCCTCCTCCGCATCATCAATCGCCGTCTCCATATCAGCGTCGTAAGCGTCCGTCTGATACTCCTCTTGGATTTCGTCGCACCGCTCCTCCACTTGGTTCCAGCCGAAGTCGTCGTTGTCGTCGTCCAAGTTCTCTTGCTTGTCCGCATTGCTACACATCGCCTCCCACTGAACCAGTGCGTCAGCCTCCGTCTTGAAGTCGTCCTTCTTGTTGCTGAACCACTCCTCAAAGTCCAGTTCAAACTCGGCGGTGCGGCGGAACACAATCGTCATCTTCTTTGCGTCGTTCATCTTCTTTGCGTCGGTAGGAATGGAACTCATCTTGCTTGTATGACTTCCTTCTCTGGGGTTCGGGCATTCAGTTTTTACGGGCAGAACCCCACAGCGATTTGCTGTGCCTATTTAGTGGTAAAAACTGAATGGTCCGACGGCAGATAGAGTAGGTTATAAGAGCAGATGACGACGATTGAGAACACGATTACGATGACCTTTCCTTCCGAGAACACGATGATTGCGACGCACGACAAAGATAAGTATGTGGTGGTGCTTCCTTGCTGGGGTGCTCCTTACATTCACGGCATATACAAGCACAACGGCACCACTGGCGACAACCTCAAACTGCTCCAAGACGCAGTGATGGGCGACATTGAACCCTATGACCGCAAGCAGTTCGTCATTCACCCGCTATTCGCAGCCGAGAACCCACGCTGGAACATCGCACGGCAGTTCCTCACCAGTCAATACACGAAGGTGTATGTGAATGATGACGGCATTCAGAAGTGCGGTGTGAATACTGGAACGGTGATTACTAACCCGATGATGCGGGTTGGTGGTTGCCCTCACCTCTGCGGTGATGTGGCGTTGGTCGTTCCAAAGAAGGTGTTTGATGTGATTTGCGGAGACGCACGAAAGATGACCCTCTACCGAAACCCGCTGACGAGTGGTAAGGGTGAGAACGGGTGCTGGGAGTTTGAGGACGATGAGGACACGGAGAAGCACACGAAGCACTTTGACGAGAAGGGCTATGACTTCAACGAGGACAACGGCTTCTGCTACTTGGCGAAGTTCTAACAAGATAGGCAAGATAGGTAAAAAGTAAAATAAAAAAACAAAAGAAAAGAGGCACACGCCCACTTTTTTGCTATTCGCCTATCTTGCCTATCTTAATCAAAAAAGGTATTGTATTTTGTTTTTTGATTTTTATAGTTTTTTATTTTGTTTTTATATTTACTCCTCGTCCTCTGCCTCCGCATCACTCTCCTCCGCATCGCTCTCCTCCTTCTCTGCGGGTGCGGGCTTGATTACGAGTTTCTCCAACTTCTCCACACGC